GGCAGCAAGTTTGAAATGTGGGTGGCACCGCTGACGATGGCTGAGCGCGAACGCGCCCAAAAGCAAGCCAAGTCGGACGATGCCAACGCCTTCGCACTCCAACTGCTGATCGCCAAAGCCCTTGACGAGTCCGGCGCCAAGCTCTTCAACATCGGTGAAGTGGACGTCTTAAAAAACGAAGTCAAGGACAAAGACCTGCAAGCTCTGATGCTGGCAATCCTGACCGACGACGCCGAGCCCATCGACCCAAAATCCTGAGCGCCGAACTCCGTAAGGACAACTGGCTCATGCTCCAATTTGGTGTCGCCAAAGAACTGGGCCTAACCCTTACCGACGTTCGGACGACCATGACAGCCGAAGAGTTGCTCGGCTGGAGCGCCTATTTCAGCATCCTGAACGAGGATCAGCAGATGGAGCTGGAGAAGGCCAAGCGCCGCCGCTAACCCGGCGGCTTTTTTACGTCGTAAACTGAAGTACCAGAGTGTGACGTAACGCCGTGGCCGCCTACAGAGCTGATATCGAAATAGGCGTAAAAGGCATACAGCAGCTCCAAAACGTCACAAAACAAATACAGACATTATCCGCAGGCGTAGATGCAGTAAGTAAAAAGTTTAACGGGGCTACGCAAAGTTTAAATGCTTACAATTTAAACTTAGCTAAAGCAGCAGCCGCATTAAATAACGCTAATGCAGGCACTATTGCTGAGCGCGACGCTGTGCGTCTATACGTACAAGCCCTGGGCCAAGCTAACGCAGCAAGGGACAGACAAAATAAACTTATTCAAGAACAGATTTCTTTACAAAGAAAGGCTGTAGCTACCGCTGACGCTGGATTCGGTGTACAAGGACCGGCTCTCCCTGGAGCACAAGGATTAGGAAGAAGTCGCGGTAGAGGTATAAGTGGCGGAGGAGCAGGTAATGCGCTGAGTAGCGCAATTATTGGTGGAGGTTTTCCGCTGCTATTTGGTCAAGGCCCTGCTGCAGCCGCCGGAGGCGCCATTGGTGGCCTAGCCGGAGGTTTGCTGGGCGGCGGTTTCGGTTTTGCTTTGTCTATCGCTGGCACAGCAATAGGCGACTTGATTGCCGAGACCGACAAGCTAAATGTATCCTTAGCCGGACTAAATGCTAGCCTGAACAGTACAAGCGCTTCTTCTATAACTACAGCCGCCGATATTAGTTCACTAGCTAAAAATTTACAGCTAACTAAAGACGAAGCTCTAGAACTAGTTGCAGCGTTCGGCCAATTTACCAACGGTAATGTACGAGAAGCTCTAGCAGGGGGCTTTGGTGCTGTCGGAGGAGCGCAAACTTTTGAAGCCATAGCTAAAGCCGGTGTAGGTGAAAAGGAAGCTCTAGACGCGATATTCGCTTTACGCAAGCAAATAGGTAACGAGGCCGCCGAACAACTAGCCTTACAGTTACGCAGCGTAGGTGCAGTAGAAACTCAAGCAGCTTTACTAAACATAGTTAGCGATAAAAACATCGATATTTTAGTTTCGCAAGCCCAAACTGTTCAGTATGCCGACCGTTTACTGAGTGCGTGGGAAAATGTTGTAACCGCCACCGCTTCCGCTGTGTCATTAGCGACACAGTTCATCGCAAAAATGCAGGAAGGCTCTTTAATCAAGTTACCATTCCTCGATAAAATACAGCAAGTCTTGGGTCGTCTCGTCGCTCGTACTCCAGAACAAATAGCACAAGAGCGAGGCAATGCAGTAGAAACGCAGTTACGTAATCAAGTAGATGACATACGAAAAGCTCTACGTGAAGAGACAAAAGTGCTTGGCACACAGGCACGCTTGGGTGACGCTATGAGCACCAAGAAGCAGGGTAAATCCGCCGAAGAACGTGAGGCAGAACGTCTTGCGCAACAGAAACAAAAGCAGCTGGAATACGCAGCCCGCCTAGCTGTGAGCGCCGATGTTCAAGTACAAAAAGCTGTAGCGCTTACAGATCAGGAAAAACTAGCTGCGGACGTCAATATGCAGCGTATGGAGCGCATGGTCAAGTACGAAACGCTGTACAGAAACGCTTTAAGCAATGCTGAAATAGAATACTTGTACATGGCCCAAAGCAGTGAGATTATCAAAGAAAAACTTGAGTACGAAAAAGAGCTGCTTGATATCGCCTTGGAGCAATCGCGTGTAATAAATGCAACCGATCCACTGGGTACACTAAATCAAGAAATAGACCTTATCGCAGCAAAGTTACAAGGTAAAGAGGAAGAATACCGTAGGCAACAAGCTATTGATGCCTTAGTTAGCAAAGGTGTCGTTTTACAGGACGCTATAAACACAGTAGATGCTGTAGATCAGTTAAACGCACGCTTACGTGAGCAGCAGCAACTACAAGAACTTGTTAACACCGTCGGTCAAGGTATGGGGGATGTACTTATGGGTGTATTTGACGGGCTTATTAGTAAAACAGAAAGCTTTAATGACGTGTTAAGAAGTACTTTGGCCGGCTTAGGGCGCTTTTTGATGATGGCTGGTCTTAACGCTTTGGCAGACATGGGCGATCCTTCAGGGCAAAGCACCGGCATCTTGTCTTTCTTAGGTTTCGGTAAAAGGGCTGGAGGAGGTGCTGTAGCCAATCGTCGGCCCTACGTGGTTGGCGAGCGTGGTCCCGAGCTGTTTGTCCCAGGCACTGGCGGTACTGTTGTCAACAACCGTGACCTGCGCGATGCAATGGGTAACGCACCTGGAGCCCGCAACGGCCCCATGCTCAACATGACATTCCAGACCACCAACATCGGCGGCGTGGAATACGTGAGCCGCGACCAGCTTGAAGCCGCCATGGTCGCCACCCGCAAAGCCGCTGCAAACGACGGCGCCAAACGGGGCACCGCAGCTACGTTGAGTAAGTTACAGAACAGCCCGAGCACAAGGGCAAAACTGGGGCTGCGCTAATGGCAAGAACATTCCCGTCCTACGTCCCAAGCGCCCGCAGCTTCACGCCCGGCGAGTACCCCGTTCGCACATACCGCAGCCAATCCGGCGTGGTGAGCAAACGGATTTACGGCAACAAGCCCACCAACTACGAACTTCAGCTGACGTTCAGCAACGTTGACGACAGCGTGGCCAACGACATTGTTGCCCACTACGAAGACACCGCAAAGCAACTCGAAGGCTTCAACCTTCCAAACGAAGTATTTGGCGGCATGGGAAGTGGACTAAAAAGCAAAATCCAAGCACCCAGCAACATCAGTTGGAGCTACGCCAGTCCCCCACAAATAAAATCAGTTTTCATCGACGTCAGCACCGTCGAGGTCAGCCTGATCGGAGAAATCAATGTCTAACCTGCGCCTCGTCCAGTTTTTTGACTACTTGACTGGTGACGGTTTAACTCGCTACCGCTACCAGAACTATTTTGTCGGTCAAAACAAAACCTACAACAGCAACAGTTATGCCTTTGCTCCATTCCAGTCCAGTGGCAGTTTGTCCACACTGACCGGCGACAACGAAACGGTCACAGTTCTGTTCCCCGCAACCGAGTACGCCATCCGCCTAGTCGACGCTTCAGGCGGCAACCGTCAAAGCGAGCTGACGCTAACGACGTTATGGCTGACCGCTGAAAACGAATACAGCAGCCTCCAATTCACGGAAACACTCATCGGCATCGGCTCGAGCTTCGACGACACCACGCTGGAACTACGCTTCCGCACAGCAATGGACAGCGTTGGGGCAAACTTCCCAACCCGCACCTTTAACCGCGACAACGCCGGAATCCTGCCGATCAACGCCGAATTGAGCCTGCGGTGAACGACCTACTGGGCTTAAGACGCGCTTGGGGCGCCTATCCGGGCGATGGTTCCGGCAACGTCGACTGCTGTCTAATGGCACTAGAAGTTCACCGCCGACTGGGTTATCACAACTACCTACCAGAAGTGGCGTGGATCTTTGAGCGCTACACCGACGACACATTGCCCGCCAACTTCATCGCTCGCTGGCTACTCAAAAACGGCAGACGTCTGACGCACCCGGAGCCACACGCACTGGCACTTCTTCCTAGTCACGGTGTTGGCGCAGTCGGTACAGTGCTAGATGACGGGACGATGCTTTTTATCGGACCTGGCGGCAGCGTAATTCGCACTGCTGTTGCTGACGATTTCGGCTGGTACTTCAGACTGAACAAATGACACGCCGCCTCCTGCCTTACGAGCACCAACTCGTTGAAACACTGGGCATCAGCGAGGCGGATTACCTTGAGTTTCTGGCGCTGCAGAAGGCGTACAACGACCCCAAGGCGGGAACTGTCTTTGACATCAGGAATGACCCGGCAACGGTGTCCATTGTGCTGACGGTTGTCGGCATCCTGTTCCAGGTCGGCGCCGCACTACTCGCACCTAAACCCGACATCCCCGACGTTGCCCGAGGTGGTCGCCGCCAACGCGAACAACGCTTTGCCCCCACCTACGGTTTCAACAGCGCACAAGAGCTGGCGCGTTACGGTGATCCAGTCAACTTGGTTTACTGCAACACCGCCGCCAACGAACGCGGAGCCGTCCGTGCCGCTACCTCGTTGGTGTGGTCCGCCATCCGCAGCAGCGGCAATAACCAGTTCATGCAACTGCTGTTGGTAATTGGCGCCTCCCGCATCAACGAGCTGGCGATTGCACGCACAGGTTTTGGCGATGTGCCCCTTAGCAACTTCGACCAAGCCAACACCTGGCTTTATTACGAAAAAAACGGCGCCCCAACGTTTACTGATCAGGTCAACGGTAATGCCCTCGATCCCGCAAGAACCGGGCGCGATCCAAAAGCCTCTGTCTGCTTAATCCAAGGTGATCGCACAGGCTGCAGCCAAGCCTTTACGCCAAGCAACTACAACACGTTTGGTATCTACGATCCCATCCCGCTAAACGTAATCGTTTATTCACGCGGGCAATCGGGCGGCTCAGAGTACGACCTAAACGGAATCCAAGTTGTCGGGCTTAATTCGTACACAAGCTTTCAGTGGACGGCAAACAACCGCTTCAAACAGGGCGATGAAATCGAGATTGTTTTCCGCGACGCAAAACCTAAAACTCGCCTCCGCAATGCGGCAGGTAAAACCACGCGATCTACA